CACAAATAGAAACTATTTATAATAGTGGTTTGAGTGATAAAAATAAAAAAATGAATCTAATTCAATTCGCTAAAGACAGAGAATATGAAGAAGATGTAACTATCAACTAAGGAGAAAGAATGAAATACACTGTAGTAAAAAGAATACACTTTTCACATTCAAATGATTATGTGAGTGTAATTAAAGAAGCAGAAACATTTGAGGATGCTATGAAGTTTAAAGTAGCAGCAGAAATGTTAGAGGCAAAAGATTCAGAAAATACTATTCAGATTTTGATTAGTACCGATGATGCTTTTGACTTTACACGAAAACCTTTGTTGTTAACTGAAGAGGTGAAACAAGCATCGTGACGGAACTTAGAGACGAGCATTTGGAGGTTATAAGTCGAAACAAAGCAATCGCTTACACAAAAAATAATAGTGATAAGTTATTAAAAGCTAGGGAGATTTATAACCGAACCAAAGGTCTGCAAGATATATCGGAGCATGAACTTAAAAAGTTTAATGAGTTGATGAAGTTCGGCGTATGATGAGTGAGGCAGACATAGTTGAATATAATAAACTAACAGAGAAGTTAGAGTTATTAAAAAAGCAAGGGACTCCGGTCGATGACCGGGGCCCTAATGATCTTACTAAACAAATAGAAATTCTAGAGTTTAGGAACGAGAAACTACACAACTATAATCAAAAACTAATCGAAGAGGTGAGATCGCTTCGATCTAAACTATACATAAAGGAGAATTAATGAGCACATATTATATACTACAAAAAAACTCATTTCAGGGAGAAACTATGGAACTTAAATTACCCACAGAGATGATTGATCAATCAGGATGGTTTAATTTAGGTCCTGAACCTTTTACATACGACACATATGAAGAAGCTAAAAAGATTAAAGAAGCTTTAGAGACAGTTTTTGATAAATTACCTTCTTCAGTTAAATTTATAATTGTAGAGGAAACTAATGATTAAAGGAGATAGCAGCGACTACGAGTTATTAGAACGATGGACCAAGGACTTTGATTGTGATGGTTTCGCATCGGTTGAGATAGGCGTTCGTGAAGGTATGGGATCCAAAATTATTATGGACAATGTAATTAATAATTACATTCACATTGGAATAGATCCATATGGTAATCTTGAATATCAACACTACGATGACACCGGTAAATATACCTGCGATTATACAGATCAAATGAGAGACACTATGCTAAATGATTTTTTACCTTATCGTAATCAAGGTAAGTTTACTTTGTATAATGATACCGACACTAAGTTTATGAATGATCGAGCACACCAGGACTCGAAATTTGCATTGGTTCACTTCGATGGTCCACATATGACCCGTGATGTAATTACTGAAGTTGTGTGGTTTGCGAATCGTGCAGCACCGAAGACTCGTTACATCTTTGATGATTATCCTAAGTATAATATGCAGCTGATTAGAGATATGTTGAAGTATTACGACTTTGATATCTTGGATCAAGGATCTAATAAAATCTGCCTGGAGAAAAAAATATAGTGGCCTATAAAAATCCTAACGATCCTGAAGTATTAAAGAAACGAGCAGAGGCGGACTTTGCATACATGAACACGGAACGCGGGTTTGTAATGTCCTGCATTGCAAGAAGGTTTAAACCTAGTGCAGAAAAATATGGTGGCCACGTAGCCGATGAGTCGATGGACAAAAAAGAATTTTGGAGATTATATATGAATCATATTATTTTTATGAAAGAAAAATTTCCAGACTCTGATGGTAGACTTTGTAGATATTGTGAGCAGCCATTTACCTTTGAAACTAAAATGGGAGTGAGGGGTAAGGGAAAAAATAGAGAACGTGGAACACAAAATTATAATAACTTTAGTATTGATAGATATGATCCAAGAATAACTTACAAACAAAATAATATTATCTTTTGTTGTTTTGGTTGTAATGATAGAAAACATAATAGTAACCCAGATGATTGGAAAAATTATTTAAGAATTGGAAAGGAATTAATAAATGATCAAGATAAATAAAAGATTTTACTACCCGACTTCGACTCGGAAAATTATTGATGGTAAAAGACATTACCTGGTAGGGGAAGAAAAATTACCAAGTGTAACTTCTATATTAAAAGCCTGCGAGAGTAACGAGAAGAAAGCTTCGCTCGACTCCTGGCGAAATAGAGTGGGAGAGGCGGAGGCTAAAAAAATTACTGAGACTGCTGCAGCGAGAGGAACCCTTATGCACTCGGTTCTTGAAGGATATATGTTAGACAAACCTATCGTGGATCTAACACCTGAAGGAAGACATGCAACGAAGATGGCACAAATAATCGCGGACCAGGGATTAAAAGGTAGACTCGATGAGTTATGGGCTACAGAGTGTGTACTGTTTTACCCGGAGATGTACGCAGGTGCAACTGACGGTGTTGGAATGTACGAGGGTAAAGAGGCCATCATAGATTTTAAGCAAACAAATAAACCGAAACGAAAAGAATGGATCGAGGACTACTACCTCCAACTTGCAGGATATGCCATTGCTCACAACCAAATATACGGCACCAATATCCAGTTTGGAATCATTCTAATGTGTAGTAAAGATCTATTATTTCAAGAGTTTCCCGTAGAAGGCGAAGAATTTAAACATTACGCGAACGAATGGTGGAAAAAAGTAGCACAATATTACAGGCAGAAAAAAGAATTTCAAGAAGTGGTTGACAGAGCCGGGATGTAATGTTATATAGGATATTATATGAAAGGAATAAATATGAAAGACATGCGTGAGTTATTAGATACATTTACTGAATCTGAATGGAAGAAAGCAAAGAAGGAGATGACCAAAAGAATACCCTCTATGGAGATTAATAAAATGTCCATGGATGAGTTTCAAACATTGGCTAGATTCTTAGCTAGTCCAGACTTTTCAGATATAGATGAATACAGAAGGAGGCTGCACTAATGAAAAAAGAAAAATGGGATGGCAAATCAAGGCCGTCCAACGACACGTACAGAAAAAATTTTAATGAAATATTTGGTAAGAAACCAGAAATGGATTTAAAAGGTACAATATTTTGTAAGTCAAAGAATTGTAACAACCATTTGTACAAAAATGAAAGCCCTGCTTTAAAGGGATATTGTCTAGATTGTGGCTAAAAAGCCACAATTTGTTGCAAATTTACAACACTTATGGCAAGAATAAGGCAAGTTTCTACCTATAGACTTTTTTTGCCAGAGAAATTTTTTTATTTTTTTTTTTTTCAAAACCCTGTTACAATGCCTACAATCGTTTTTAAAATGCTATTGTTCGCATATACCAACACTTTTAGACGATATTTTTGTAACAAAACGCTGTTACAATGGTGTTACAGCTGTTACAATTTACAATAATTGGCTTATACCAACACTTCTAGCAAACCCGTACGCGCGCATAAGAAAAAGTTTTTGAAAAAAAATGTGCCTAGAGAAAAAACCTATAGGTGCTATATAGGGTTATGATAAAGAAAAAATCTAAATATAAATCAGTCCTTATAAATAAAAAAAGATATTACTTTTATAAGATAACCTGGTTGGATATTTTGGGTGACGCGGGCCATGCTGATATTAACGAGTTCAATGAGATGAAACCTGCAGAGATGATAACTCATGCGTATATATTTTCAAAAGATAAAAAGAATCTTAAAACGTTTGCGTCTTATGATAGTCACTTCGAGTCTTTTTCGGATCGTAATGTATTTCCAACAGGCTGCATTAAAAAACTAGAGAAGATTAATTTATAGTATTTTTCTTTGCAATTTTCATAGGTTTTACTTCTTCAACTATTTCTGCATCAGCATCTATAATAGGTTTGAAAGTTTTCAATGCTTTCTCTAATTCTTTGTCTAACTCTGATTCATCAACGTTATCTAAGTTTTTATGTAGATGTAAGTTAGTATTATTTTGGAATCCTGCAGCCTTACCTCTAGCTATTTCCATATTACCTGCAGCACTCCAGGCTTTACTTTCTCTAGCCTCATCTCTAATTTTACCTAGTTCCGCCAGGTGTTTTTCATAAGTGATGTCGTATTTTTTTAACTTCTCTGCTCTGAGTCTTCCAATGTATTGAGCAACCAAAGGATACAAAGATGGGTTCTGTAATTTGCTAGCTGACACATAAGCTGAGTTTGGATCATAACCTGCTTCAATAGCACATTCAGAATCAGTCTTTCGACCTT